TGATATGCTAACTCATCATTCCGGCCGGCCAAATCTTGCGCTGCTAGGTTGTCAGCTACAATCAATGTACGACGTAAAATGTGCGTATAGTTACCGACGCGAGTGGTGGCTGCCGTAGCACTGAAAGATCCTACGTCATCCCCATCTATGTTTGCGGTCTTACTCACGGCGTTTAAGCTGTCAGTTTGCCATTCAAAATAAGTATTGGATACTGATTTAGATCCAACATTACTTTGAAAAGGCGTGGTTTCGGGAGCGATGCTTGAAATAACATCACTTAGTGATTCACGAATACCTTTGGCATCAAAGGACGTGAAAGTATTGGTTACAATAGCCATTATAAATCTCCTATAGTAAGGCTTTTATTGCTAAAGCCGCGTCTTGTATGCGGCCGGATTGTTTTGCGTTCTGAATCGCTTTTTGTGCATCTGACTTGGGTCTAGGCTGTGACGCTTTTGAGCCGCTTCTTAATGTCTTGGCGCGTGCTTTTTTCGGCTTGGCCTTTGCCGCAGTAACTCGCGTTTCTCCTCGATCATATAGCATGGCTTTCCTTGCTAACTTCACAAGCGTGGCATTTGTCAAACCGCCAATGTCCTGCTCGGTAAATCCTTCGCCAAGTAGAAAGTCCCGTATCTGGGTTGCTTCCTGCGCCGCAACTTTATTATCGCGCCACTCGGGTATGACTTCCGGCAGTATTTCGCGTTGCTGAGAAACGTACTGCTCCTGCATTTGCTGCACCTTTTCTTGTTGCAACTTTTGCAATCGCTGTTGCTCGGCTTGGACGGCCTGCATCTGAGCTTCACGCTCGTCTTGCTGCTTCCGCCACTGACGTTCTGCCTTCGCTGCCATCGTGGGGTCTGTGTCGTACAGTGTGTCCCAATCAGGCTCCTGCTCCTTCTGCTCAAGCCGTTGCTGCAAAGCAGGCAACATCTGAGCATATTGTGCACGTTCACGCTCGATTTCGGAGTATTGCGCTTCTAGCGTTTTACGCTGTTCTGCCAATTCCTGCGTCTTACGTGTGTAATCTCTCTGCCTTAGATTAGCTGCTTTCAGCTCTTCAACGGTTATCTCTTCACCATCGACCTCTACTATGGCCCCTAGTATATCGAAGGATTCGTCTTCCGAATTTTCCGCATCTTCCTCGACTTCGAGCTCCTCCTCAGATCCTTCGACAACTGAATTATCTTCCTCAGTTGCTCCAGTCTCCTCAGAGGCTTCAACCTCCTCCACTACTTCTTCAGTGGTTTCGGCCTCAAGCGCATCAGTTGCCGCAGCGTTATCCTCTTCGGGCGCAAGTATGGCTCTGATTGCATTTTGAGCACTGTACAGATCAGTCCCTTGTGGGTTGTTGTTTTCTGCCATCTCATTAACTCCATATTATGGGCTTATTTTGATTTAATTTCAATAGCCCCGTTATCTACCATTGCACGCAGCGACTGGCGTACCATTTCGACGCCGCGTAGTTTCATATAAATAGCCTCACGGCTATCACTATCATTGGTTTCAGTTAACTTAAACTCAAACCAACAATCCTGCTCGATCTCCTGTAGAAATCTTTTTAAATCTGTGTCGTGGAGAAGGCGCTCCGCCTCCCTGCCGTCATCTATAATTTGCTGTTTAGTTTTCACGCGCAACCTCTTTAATCACGTCGGCCTGCGCCTTCATAACTTCTCGATTTATTGCCAGATCTGACCTTATCTTTTCGACGTTTAGTTGCGTGCCGTATTTAGCTTTCATTTCTTCGGCTTTTACAAAGAGCTCAGCCTCTAACTCGTCACGCTTACGATCATCTTCGAGCTGAAACTTCTCACGCTCCATTTGGAGCTCGGCAGCTTTTTTCTGTATGTCTGCTTGTATTTGCTGTATTTGCACTTGGATAAGCTGCTCATTGACATCCGGCTTCTTAGGTTGCGGCGGAGGTCTAAACTGTGACGGATCTCCCCAGAACTGTGAGGTGTCTTTAAATCCTGCTATTTCTGTCATAGATTTAAGAGTATTAGATAGTTTTTGCATGTCAGTAAGTGGGTTAATCGGACCCATTGTCTGCATTGCATCTTTCTGCATTTCTGCGATCTGACGCAGCATAAGCATACGCTCGGTGTCAGAACCGCGCCCTAGAGCTACGTTTACCGTAACATCCATATCGCTATTCCACACACGCGGGTCAATTGGCACAAAGTTATTATTAAGCTTTATCATGCGCTCACGATCTTGATGAGTCGTCACCAGATTAAGAACAAGCTCATACATGCGTTTTACGCCAGTTTCTGCAAATATACGCGCAATCATTTCAACCTGTTGTTGTGCGGCGCTTACAGTAGCTGCTACGGCTGTTGCGGTGCTAGACTGCAAAGCATTAGCGTCCAAGCCTTTTGATGCTTTAGATATGCCTGTGCGAGCCTCTTTGACCTCATCCATATACTTGAGCACTGGAAAAGAAGCTTGACCGACAAACGGCATACTGAGCGGTTGTATTTGTCCGGCAGCTCTCTGACGTATAATTGAGCCTACTTCTGTGCTCATAGCGTCATCAATATTTACCATACCCTCGACAACAGCTACCCGTGGATGGATTGACATGCTTAAACTGTCGAGCGTATTACGCATAATAGACGATTTGATTCTCTGCACGTCCATGACTGTGTCGGCCACAGACATGCCAAAGAAGTCATGCGGCTCTGGATCTGGACATAGCGTAGCAAATGGAGCCATATCACACGGCTCGTTCATTAAAATTTTATTTCCGTCTCCGGCAGAACAAATTTTACGCAGCTCGGCAATGCCGTCGCCATCATAATCAACGCGGATATAATTTTCGACGTATAAAACTTTTTTCATAGCAGGATCGCTGCGCTCGTTCATTTCGTTTGTAAGCGCCCTGTTTCGCGTGTATCGCTCTACATTTGTATCCATGTCGTCGTATGACGCGCCAAGCTCTGCCACCTCGTCGTAATCGTAGCCCATCGCGACAAGCTCAGATACAGTTACGATCCGGCGGTGGGCGACGTAATCAGATTGTTCTACAGATTTACTTTCGCGTGAAATAAGAAACTCTTCCGGAGGCACGGCCTCAACCCTCACACGCCCATCTGGGTGGGTATACGTTGCCCTGACATCGTGCATCATAGGAGCAGGAATTTCTTCGCCAGTCAGAGGATCTTGCATAGGCTCACCCATAGGTTTAGACACCACAATCTCTACATCGACGTTTTGCTCAGACATCAGCGCAGCAAGAGCCATATCATCAAGCCCCGTATATGGAATAGTTTCAAATTTAGTTTGATCGTCCCAATAAACCTTTAGTATGCCAACTTTACGCACTAGTGCGTCCATAAATGCAGCGTGCATTTCTAGAAAGCCATTGTTATCTCGATTAATAATGTAATTAGCATAATCAGTGGCTTGTTTAGCTGCGGAAACGTCCTCTGGACCTTGCGGCACGTATTCGACGGTCTGATCGCTGCCGTGAAAAATACGCATCAGCGACGGCATAATTGCTTGCACGGTATCACGCACATCCATTGATACAACTTGGCTGCGCCCGTCTTCTTCGTTTCCAAACGGCTCGCCCCGATAATATTGCGTGGCCGCCGCCCTTTGTGGCGAAATATGGTTGTCGATAAAGTCGATTGCGTCGTCAATCTCTTTACCGACAATTCCTTGTAGCTCTTCTTGAGACATGACGTCAGGATTTATCTCTTGCTCAAGCTCGTCTACCATTTGGTTTATTTCACGATCCATGTGTCACCTCTTACGTCGGATTGCGTTAGCTGCTAGTTCTAATAGGCTTGTTGCGCCCTTTTTGACAGGAAAATATAATGGCGCGTTTACTGCAATTGCGTCTAAAAGAGAAAGACCCCCAAATGCAGCGTCTTTAGCCACACCTAATTTGTTTCCTTGTCGAAAATTATCAATTAAAGATTTGCCAGATGTTTTTAAATCTTCATATGCTACTGCGGAGCCAAGTACAGGCATAAATCCTGCTAATTGAGCTTGAGACATAGCGACCATTGGATCTGCTCCGGCCTCTGTCCGCATATTATAC